CGCCATCATTCAGGGTAACTACGGGATCGGTCCCTGCATTAAGGTTATAAGTAATCGTGAAAGAAGCGTCTGTCGTACCATCATTCCAGGACTGCGCGCCTGTCATTTCGGATAAATCTATGCTTGCGGTAGGTGCGGAGTAACCTAACCCTTTACCCCACGTTACGGGTTGCTGATAATGCGTATCGGCAGTAGCTATACTCAATACGCCCGTACTCGTGGTTGTGGTATTCAATACCATACCTGTCGCTAATGCACCCAACGACTGTTCGGCTGTAAGCGAGGCATGGGCTGTTTGAACGATATATTTTGCCGCTATCGGCGCTCCCGTACTTCCAGTCAATATATCTGTTTCTGCTCCGGCACTATCTTTAGAATATAATTTTGTCGTGCCACCATCATCTTTACTATACATCCTTAAATGATTCGCGGCCGGGTTTCCCGGAGCCGAGCCCCTTTCCACAAACTCTATATAATATCCGCTCGTAAAGACTATATTTGTGGCTACTCTTTTCAAGTAGTTTTTGATAGCTCCAAAAGCACCGCCAGTATTAAAGGCCGCGTATACTGACGGAGTTATCGCCAATAAAGCTATCAAGGTTAGAGCTATCAGTTTTTTCTTCATCTTTACTCCTTATTGTTCCTGTTGAATGTATGTCGCAAACCCTACCGTGCTATTCGCATCCGGATCGAATTTAAACCGTATCCATGCACTTAACGGAGGATCATACTGAATCCAAGTTACCGCTTGACCTAATGCCTCATAAACAACATTCATAGCTGTACCGTCTGAATCCACTATCGTCGAATACCAGGTATAACCGTTAAGCGATAGTTCATACGAAATGTCCATATCATCCGATGCACCAGTAAGTTCCACTACTAGCGCGGAATAACCTGTACTACGCCGTACTCGTATCGGTTGTGAATATTCGGGTACCCCAATCCCCATAGCTTCGTCTTTCCACGGGTTGTTATCGTCTTTACCCAAATTTACATAATGAACTAAATTAACGCTCATGTTCCCCCCTTATGTTTTGGTCGAAACTTTTCATATCCTACTGCGTTAGGATCGTCCGGATCCAATGCTCTCATTACCCTTTTATATTCGGATAAAGTGTGTTCGTTTTTGTCATGCCAAGCTTTGTTTCGTTCGGCGGCTTTCGTCGTCTTCATTTTATCGTTGTCTACAACAACGGCTGTTTTCAGTGTTCCGTTTTCCAAAATCTGTTTATGTTTTACGGGGTGCATTTCATCTTTAGAAAGCATCCCTACCACAAACTTGTCTTTTAACATCTTAGCTTTTTTCCATAAATGATTCCGTGTTGCGGGATTAAGCTTTGTCGGAGCTCCTCTATCAAAATCTTTTTTGTAACCTTCCATTTCTTTCCGCATTTCGTTTGGGTCCTGTATAACGTCTGACATCTTAAAAGTACCCCCACCGTCCATGGCTTTGCTCTCTTCACCGTCTAACGCTCTTTTACGCCATTTGTACTCTTTTTCCAACGTATCTCTTGAGTCTTTTGTAAATACTTCCCTTTGTGATTCTTTCTCTTCTATCGCCCCTGGCTTATGAATTATCATATTCGTAATACCCCCCCTACAAGCGCCGGATTCTTCTCGAATGCCGTCGGTTGTTCCGTGTTCGGTTTATTTGCGTCCTGTAACCAACTCATACCACACCACCTGCAAGTACATTTGTATATGTACGGTTGTATCCGTTCAGTTCTAACCCTTTGTTTTCTTGCGTTTTTGAACGGCTTGTGACTTGGACAATCGTCCGTCCACGGACAAGTCAAAGTCTGTGGCAGCACCTTTTTTTTGTCCCCCATTATCCCGCTTGTAAAAGCCCACATCCCTGTACCTCCAATCCCATGGTTTAATTACATCACTTAATCGTAAGAATGTCATCTATCGCCTCTGCTTTAGCTTTAAACGTCATAGCTTCGCTTTGTCGGCCTTCCCTGTCGGCAATCAAATATTCATCCCAACATTTCTGTCTGTACGCCCTTATCGCTTCTCCCTGTGTCTTTAACAGCTCATTAATCTCCGCCGCTTTTTTAGCCTTGTCTGCCTGTATAGCCAAATCTGTTTCTTCATCGTACCCGGCTGGTTCTGCCTCTGGTGCATTAACGAGTATTCTGATAGTCGGTACCTTGTGTATAATCGTTAATTCTGTCGGTGCGGTATGTTTAACCTGCATATCGCCCAACTCATGTACCAGTTTCGACAACGCTACTTTTATATCGTCCAGCTTTACTGTTGCTTCCACCTTGCTTACGATTTCCTCTTTCTTCTTAAACAATCCCTCAAACATAAATCCCTCCTAATCTAAAATTTCCCAATTATTTATATATTTTTTAAGTCGACTTGTTCTCGAAATTGGAGCAAAACGAACACAACTTTTCCCTTTTAAATCTTCACTCGGGATTATAAGAAAAAGGTTATCTTTTATGCACCAAGCAATCACAAAATCAACATTTAACTTGTGTGTTCCTTTTTTATAATCTTGAAAAGAAAAAGTATATACGTTTTTATTTTTTTCTTCTTTGGAAGGAGTGCTTCCATAAGATGTTTTAATTTGTATTTTTTTGCCATCTTCTAAAATGCAGTCTATCCCAAAATCAAGATAGCTTTTTGCGGGATTTTTCCCCCGCAGTAAAAGTTCTGACATTACCCTTAATTCTCCTGCTATCCCTATGAAGTTCCCATTCATCTGTCTCTCCCCCTTATCTTGATTCGCTTTCCACTACCGACAATCTTCCTGTATACGCTTCGTTTGCCGAAGAAGTATTTACCGCTATTGTGTATATCCCGTTTAGAGGTATAGCCACCTCCGCGCGTAACGTACCTGTTGACACGGTTGGAGAATACACAACATTGCCTTTATTGTCCGTAATGGTAACATAAAATGTAGTCCCGCCTGTTGCCGCTTTAACCACTACATGACGAAGCATAGCTCCCTGGATATTCTCTGTATTGAAAGACCATACGCCTCCGTCCGCCGTCTGTTTAATCTCTATCGGATGTATTAACATTTTACCTCCCTTCGTAGGGGTAGCCAAATCTACGGAAACCGTTTGACTACCCCTGCGCCATATTTATTTCTTTTTGTCTTGACCCTTCGTTGCGGCTTCTCTTGCCTCTTCATTCGCTTCTATTTTGTCTTTTACGGTTACGCAATCATCACACATTCCGCCTTCCCCGACAAAATCAGTTTGACAATATTTGCAATATCCCATTTTATCCTCCTATTTTAATGTTGCCCTGGTAAATCTTTTATGTATCTCTACCAACTTAGCCATAACTACATCTATCTTAGTATCCAAAGCAGCTATCTTGGTAAGTATCTCATTTGCAATTATACCAGTAAGTTTCTTTTCAATGCGAAGATCCATTCCTTCCATATCAGCAAGAAGATCTATGTTACCATCCCCATCACAATCAGGACATGGCGCACCATTTATATCACCACTTCCATTACATCGACTGCATTTGATTTCCATTATTCCTCCTTAACCAGAAGATATTGCCGTTTCATTGATATAGTTCAACCCAGTACAAGCATCAAGATCCGAAGCAATACACTGAGCGTCAGAAGAATAAAACACAAAATGATTGCCGTCAATTATGCAATCACCTGGAGTCGCTACGGGATTATTTATAGCAACACAAACACGTTCCGTAGTACCAGAACTAGCTATCTCTGCCGCAAAGAACCTGTTGTCCAATATCGTTCCTCTATAACCAGCATGATGATAGATGTTAATGGCATAGTTGGTACTGTGGTTCGTATACTGATGAAACAAATTACCTCTGATGTCAAACCTTGTAGCCTTCCATATTTGGACTATACCTGTGGCTGTTCCTGTTCCACCACCACCATATGTGCTACTACCACCTGCATAAAACGCGTTATTGAATATGCAAGCAGAATCGCAATCATATGACAAAGTATCATCACCAAGATGTATGGCTGATGCCATCCACCCTATTTCAACAGCATAGAAATAGTTGTCATGGATGTAAATACCATAAGGGCTTTGAGTGGAACCAGCCAATATGCCTATACTTGTATTAGAACTGTAAGGGGTAATCCTAAATCCTGCCACTTCAACGGCATGTGCGTTTATTGTAATGCAAGGTGTATCTACATTACCGTGTTGCCTGATCTCTGTCCTTGTAAAAGCATGACTTGGACCAGTTTGTACGGCAAGCAGTCTCAGATGATTCTGCGTAATGTTTATAGTAGCAGATTCTTTATACTGACCAGGATATACCCAAATTGTATCATAATCATCAGCTGCCGCGATAGCAGAATTAATGCTTGTATGCACAACATCTGTCCCGTCGGCGTGTTTACCTTGCATATTGGAGTACCAGTAAGAATAATTTGCATCGGCTTCTTTTCTTACATGATACTGTTTCCCCATTACTGGTGCATTGTATATACCAGTCCCACCATAAACTGGTTGTCCGAAACTTGAAATTCCGTGTGGATAATGTGATAAACTCATTTCTTCCTCCTTAGTTTAGGACGGCCTCCCTGTAGATTCATGAACCCGTGGGTGGAATTACACCACCCCTTACCCATTATACCCTGCCCTTAACGCCACAAGGCGCATCTAAGCCATATCTTAACTTACTAATTGCCCATAGATAAACCTCCAATCGTCCCAAGAAACACCACATCTGTAATACGAGAGGTATTTCGCGATAAGGGTATCACTATCCTTATCCTGGAAAAACTGAATTGGTTCTCTATTCCACCAGATGAGCATATCTTTCATCTCGGCTTTGTCGGCCATAAACCAGTTGTTCGTATCGGTTAGCCGATCCCAAACCATGAGATTGTATTTTCCCATGTGGAAATTCGCGTTATTGTCAGCAGTATCAACTTTACCTTTAGAGTTGATTATTTCCCAACCTGTTTCCTCCAAATCCCGAGGGATTATAAGAGTATTTGGATCAAGAGTAATCTTCTCACCAATAAAATCTCTAAAGCCGTACATAGCAAGACGTGTTACTTCCACGTTCGTTCCTGATAACGCAAGAGTACCTTCGTTGGTCTGTGTACCCTGGCCTGTTACCGGACTCGGATGGTCGGCACCGCAAAGCTCCACACCATCTCCATCTGTTGGCTCATAAGTATACGCCAGATTGAAAGTCCCGGCACCCTTCTTCTCACGACTTCTACTTGCGGAAGTTGCAAGGCCTTTTGGCATACGGTCAACGATCCTACTCTGATCGTCGGCTTTTAGCTTACGTTGCACCTGTATCTGTGCCGCGTATTCCGTAAATACTACCGTCTTATCGTACCCCTGTGTCCGTTTCACTTGGTCAATTCTTCCTGTGAATTCACTATGATCCGGTACAGGTCCAGCACTCGAGGACTTCTCGAACGCCTTATCCGAGGTTAGGACATTCATCATGTCCGGAACCATCGTTGGTAAAACACCGTACTGGTCCATGTAGATAACCCTGAAATCTGTTTCAAGGAGATCCGGCCAGTTTGTCGCTAACATAACAGACATAATTGCCTCCTTTTGGTTATGCTACTACCGCACGGTAACAATGTCTCAACTGAACAAGTTCAGCTTCGATCTTGACGTTGTCTAGACCATCTAGACCTTTGTCGTTCCAATACCGCATAACATGTTTCTCTGAAGACGTATGTGTGATAGCATTCTCCCTCACTTCAAGATATATCCCTGTTTCCGCTGCCGCTGTAGTCAAAAGACCAGTAGCCGCCGCGTTAAGGCCGGTGATTCTGTGACCTACAGGATATATCTTGACGTAATCCGAAGAAGTGTCTATCGTCAACGCCGTACCCAATGTACAAGAGCCAGCGGCACTTGCCGCCAAAAACCTCAACTTACCCGCGTATGTAGCCGCACTATCCGTCTCATCTGTTGAATACAACCATCCAGCATCTATGTTGTCTTCCAGACTTGTGAGAGTTAGTGCCGTTGAAGCGGTACAGGCCGTAGAAAAGCTCTGTGCCGCCGTCTGATCGTAATGAGCCCAATAAGTTGCATCCGGATTAACAATGGCTTCTAACCAGTTACCGCCATCATCCAGTCCTCGAACCGCTGTTGCTGCTTCGAGATTAAACAACTTTGCGTTCTCTTTCGACGCATAAGCATCTGCGGCTGATGCACAGCTAATGCCAAGGCTATCTTCCGCCTCTTTATTATCGCTAGTGTATGCAGTAATGTAATACTTGTTCGCTGCATGCCAACTTGCGTGCCTCATCATCAGTTCGCCTTCCGCTACGACATCGTAGACCGGTACATACGTCTTATAAGGGTAGTTGTTTGCCAATACTCTAGCAAGTTCCATGTTTCCTCCTTACAAGTTAGGAGCGTCCTTTATCCCCGGCATATAAAAAACTACCGCAAAAAGGACAACCTCCAATTATTGTGGGTTGGTAATAGTAGTCCACAACGGACTTCTTTACACTACCCCCCACATGATAAGTAGCAGCGGTCTGCTGAGTACCGTAACTTACCCCCCTGCCTGCGAATGACCCGTCCTTAATCTGTTTATCCCTATCGGGATCGCATATAAAGCCACAAAACTTGCATCGTACTAACCGAGATTCGTCCTTCTTCTGGCCCATCCAGTTTTTGGCCGAATCTTTGCCCCTTAAAGGAGCCCCTGTATGTGGCATTGGGTAAATATCTTTAAACATAGACCTCTCCTACTTAGAATCCACCTCTACCGTAGCCTATCTCTTTGTTATCTCTCACTCTACAGTAGTCTTCCAAACTTTTAACTTTGCCTGCCGCTACCGAGGCTTCTGCTGCTCTTTTTTCCTCGTCGGAATTGAATTTCACTTCAATAGCAGGTTTCGGTGGTTCCGGGGGCGCCCCGCCTCCGGCCGCAACCGCACCTGCTTTGATGTCTGTCTGTCGTTTCTCTTCCGCTTCTTTCTTTTCCTTCTCGAGTTTGTCTTTCACTTCATCCTCCTTGCTCCCTGATAGTCTACGTTCCATAGCTTCCATAATTAGTTTCGGAGCTGTTGGTAAGTTTCCTATCAATGGATCCCTGTTATAGATCTCTGTGTACACTTTTGCTTTATCGGTAGTCATGTCAAGCATTAAAACACCATTACTATCTTTCATTATCTCACCCTGTTCGTTTTTAAGAAACATATCCGAGTGTTTGTCGATTACTTCGTTCCTGCAATACTCATTAACGTCCTCTTGAGAAGCGGTAGACTTTGTGTATTTGTTCCTCAAGTCCGTACCGTAAGTCGGATGTTCGGCTATGAGATCGTCCCACTCTTCTTCCGTTTTAGGAAAGTTGTTTTCGCTATACTTTTCCTTCAACGTACCGCCTTCGATCGGTGCTGCTCCGGCTCCCGGGGCTCCTCCTTGTGCGACTCTTTCTCGCTCTGCCGCTGCTGCCTTTTCTTCCAATGTGCCTAATCTGGTCACATACTCTACATTGTTACTTTCCGACCTTACCAACGCTTCTTTCGTTTCCCGCATTTCCTTGTAAATCTTGTCAATCGCTTCCTGACTGACTTCCCCTTTGTTCTTTTCTAGTTCCCCATCGGGTTTCCCACCGCCACCTGGATTGTTTGGATCATCCTCAAACATAGCTAACGGTAAAAATACCCTCCATAACCAATTCATCATCTTACCTCCCTTATTGCGAGTTTGCTTCTTCTAACCAAATTTTTACCCACTCGCCCTTGAGTAACTTGGTCAGGGCATCAATTTGCCCCTGATAATATCTAGCACCCGCTAGATCATTGCGTAACAATTCCGTTCCCTGCCGGACTCTCAACTGGTCCACCAGGACTGGCCCCGCTAATCCCTCCGCCGGCCCCAACACCTTGGTTTGTAATGCCCCCCAAGCCTCGCTGTTCGCCAGCGCCTTGATTTGCTCCAGCACCTTGTTGTCCTTGCGCATTTGCCATCACCCCTTGTTGAATTTTTTGCACATACAGACCCTTTAACTCCTGTATGGCATCTTCTAATAACCTCTTAGCTTCTGGCGTCATCTCCATATAACGAGCTGTACGCTGAAACTCCAATAATTTTGGTATTATAGTTGCCGGATCAAATTTCGCTAAATCAATATTTGTCATTTCCTGTTCCAAAAGTCCGATAATATCGTCTATATCCTTTTGATCGGATTCTGTAGGTGGCCTGGGACCGATATACTTCTCCACAGGCTCACGTTTAAGCGCACGGAGATAGTCTGCCCTCACTTCCCACATAAAGGCCGGATTCTGCATTACAAACGGATCCATGCCCATAGACTGAAACATCTGCATTGCCATTTGCCTGTCGATATCCGGATCGGCAGCAGTTAAATCTAATTGCATCTTGGCTTCATACATGCCTGCCATAGCTTCTGGAGAAGGATTTTCTCTTACAGCTTCCCGGCCGAGAATCCTTGCCCAACTTTCAGGAGGCATATTCTCCTCATATTTCTGTCGTATATCTGTCATTAACGAACACATCCCTTGCAACACGCGCGAGCCTAGAAGCACAAACTTCTGTTCTCCTTGCTGTATCACCGCAAGTGTACCTCTGGCTGTCGGCCTCTCTGCGGTTTCCTTGCCGAGCATAGCCGGGGTCAAATATGTCAATCGTTCAATCATTTCCATAACAAGTCTTTCTTCCTGGAAGCTTACGGAAAGTCCGTGTCCCGGGAATTGCGGAAACTTTACATCACGTTCCGGATCATCGAGCGGTATACCTGTCGCCGGTCCCGCTATGATCCTTCTTGGATTCTGGCCGCTACCTGCGCGATAGAAGAAGAACGGTGCGATCGCCATGTTACCCGCATCGATGCGCTGATTGTGTATAGCATCCATTTCGTTATGCAGATGATAAACCTGTTCCGGTACACCTTTACCCAACGCTCTCCCGGGACGGCGTATGAACGGTCTGATATGCCACGAACTACGTCCTACACGACTTACTGCGTGTAATGGTTTCCCGGAAAGATACATCAAAGGATCAGCCACAATGAAGAATACACACCGTTCCCGCCTGCCGTCATCGTTTATATCATACATTATCTCGGCTTCGTAACATTTTATCTTATAGTTTTCAGGTACGGTGACAATGGGTTTTGTACCCTCCGCATCCATACGCGCTTTCTGCGTTGCTTTTATCTCGTCGGTTTCCTGTAGTCTGGCTTTCAAGTCATCAATATTTACCTTATCGTCTATAACACCATCCAACTGCATCTCTTTAAGTTCTGCTATCGTGTACCACCGTTCATCTATGATATCAATGGTATCTTCCCAGTTCCGTTCCGTGGAATCTGCGTTATAGGGAAAGGTTACAGATTCTAAAGGCCGAAGTTCTATATAGCACCTTTCACGACGAATATAATCATAAGTTATCTTGTATTCCAGTTTTCCCGTTAAAAGCATTTCCGGCGTGATATCTTTAGGTACCTTCCTTGTAACGTACATCCAATACGGTTTCCAAATCTTTTTTGCGATTACCGTGCCGTCGATTATCAACCGTTGCAAATAATCGTCCATAGTATCTTGCATGGCCATATCCGTAGATACCACCCAACTCATTACTTTCTTGTTCATCTCGGCTACTTTAACGTCGTTTTCCTCAACACCTTCCCAATGGATTGTCTTTTCGTTCCACGACATACTGAACAGTTTGGAGTGTAATAGATCGCAAGCTACCGTAGTCACCATAGTAGATATATTTGAACTGTCCGGCCAGGGGATTGTCTTTGGGGCTTTGATACCTTCATATTGGTTTATATATTTCGCCCGGGATTCCATGTGTCCACTACGAGAATTTGTAAAGTCATCGTTTTGGTTTTTGATATATTGCCCTATCGCGATTTTCTTCTCGTCGCTTAACGGGAACTGAACGGAGAGATTTTCTTCTTTCTCTTCTTTTTGTTGCGCTATTGCTTCCTTCGGCTTATGAAATAATTCTTTTATCTTCTTTTTAAGCGCCATTCTTCCTCCCTTATGCTAAACCTAAATCTCGCGTTCTTTTCTTTTTCTGCATAGTTTCACGATTCGTTTTCTTCTTCATCATGTCGCTATAATAAACTTTACCATTATGTTTGCAATAACGCAAATATTCGTCACGTTTCAATCCGTACTTTTTGCTCGGCCCGGATATTGTTTTTATGTCTGCCGAAATCGCTCCAGCCCGGACACGTTCTGCTACACTCAAAAATCTATCTCCTGCTCTTTCCACGTTTCCTCGTTTTAATTTTTACTTTCCTTTTTCGTTTTCTGTATCTCCGAAACCATGGCGAAGGTGTATGTCTAATGGCCATTTTTAATCACATCCCGGAGATCATCAAACCGCGTGTCCACATGATCTTTTAAATCATCTATCTTGTCCTCAACATTGCTTGACCTTTCTTCACACATTTTAGAAGACAAATATTTTTCTTCTGCTTCTTGTTTCGTGATATGGTTTCGGGTCATAATTTTTGTTGTCGTTCCGACAATAACACCCAAACAAGTTATAAGTCCCGATCCAATCCAGAACCATTCCTTAACAGGTATGTTTATATCAAACATTATTTACCCTCCAGTTTTTCGTACTCAACCAATAACGCCTTGTACTCATCGGCTTTAGCTTGTTTGGCGGCGGCAGCTTCTTCGTATGCCGTTATCCTGCCCCGGATATAGTCGATCTTGTACGTTTCTGTTTCCGGTTCGGACTTTGCAACTTCGAGATAAGTCGTGCCATCTG